TTATTTAGATTTTATGTTTTTTTGTTCAATTTCTTTAAATCTTTTGTCAAAATTATCGGCTATATTTTTATCTTTTTCATTTATTCCATGCAGGTATGTGTTAATGGTTGTTGATACACTTTTATGGCCAAGTCTTTTGGCTACTGAATGGATATCAGTACCATCATTTACTAGCAAGGATGCATTTAAATGTCTTAAATCATGAAAGCTTATATTAGGCAAATTGTTTTTTTCTATTACAATTTTCAATGTATAGTTAAAGAAGTTTTTTGACACTGGCCTTTGTGTATCGGGGTTAAAGAATATATATCCGTCCTTTGATATAATTTTTCTAGCAAATATGATTTCTCTAAGTGGCTGAATAACGAACTCTGGTGCTATTATGGTTCTATATGAATCATCCTTTGGGCCTTTCTCTCCTTCTATCTTGTAATTGTCTTTTGAAATCGAGTTTATTTGTCTTTCTATTTTTATAGTGTTAGTTTCAAAATCTATGTCAGTTGTTTTTAATCCTCTAATCTCAGATTTTCTAAGTCCACATCCTAATGCTAAATATATTCCAGCTCTTTGATAAACATTTTTTTCTTTATATGCATTAATCAGAGTGGATATCTGTTCTATAGATAATATTTCGTCCATATTGTTTTTTCTTTTCATTTTATTATTTTTAGGTTTACTTATTGTTCCGCTAAATGGGTTGTTAGGAATAAGCCTCCATAGCACACCTTTGTTGTAGATAAGCATAAATACTGCTAAAAACAATTTGATTGAGTCTGGTTCGTATGTTTTAGAGAGTTTATTTAAATACTTCTCTATAGTTATAGGTTCTATTTTGATAGCTTCTTTTTTGCCGAAAACTGGGAGTAATTTATCTAGACAGTTTCTGTATGTTATTACAGTATTAGGTTCTAAATTTTTATTTATATGATTTTCCCATACTATATCAGTTAGCTCTTGAAATGTTAAATCTCTAGGTTTGTCATAATCACCTCTTCTAACTCCGTAAATAAATTCTTCGTGTGCTTTTTTAGCTTCTTTTTCGCTTCCATAAAATGTATCTGTATAAGCTTTACCTTTATGCATTTTTCTAAATCTAAATACTCCAGGAGCTCTCTTATCTATACTCATTGATTATAATCTTCCTTTCTAAATGATTTAGCAAACGTAAGTTCGTTATAAATTTAAAAAGAAAAGCCCTAGGGCTTTTGAACAGTTAAATTATGATATAGGATGAATTATTGGAGCTATTTTTTTTGAATATATCATTATTTCTTTACCTTTATAAACCTTCTGAGCGCTATAGTTAATATTATATTCTTCAATGTGGTAATCGCTATAAAGTTCTTTTATTTTATTGACATTGTCATATGTTACAATCCAATGCTTATTAATTTTAGAAGTAGTGTTTCTCAATGAGGTATGATTATCTTCATTGTAAAAATTAGTATATAATTCTGGACCTTTTGCAAAATATGGAGGATCTAAAAAAATAAATGTTTTTTGTTTTTGTCTTGATACAATATTTTTTATAAAAATTTCTGCATCAAGATTATAAAAATGAATTTTTTTCTTATTTGATGATATTTTCATAATCTTATTAATAATATCCTTTTTATTAAATCTACAATCTAGAGTATAATTACCAGTTTGCTCATATCCTCCAATTGGGCCAGCAGATATTATTCCAGATCTATTGGTTCTATTTAAAAATAATGTTGAATAAGCTAATTCAAATTCAGTTACTATATCTTTTTTGTTTTGAATATTTTTTTGAAGCTTCCATTCATCAATAGTAACTTCTGTTGTTTGAATTTTTTTACATAGTTCAGATGCATTATTAAGAACTGTATTCCAAAATGAGTAAATAGATGTATCAATATCATTTAATACCAGTTTACTAACAACATTATCATATAGAAGTTGGAGTGAAAGGCCACATCCACCAGCAAAGGGCTCCACGTAAGTACATCCACTAAGATTGTTTAATCTGATTAATTCTTTAGTATATTTATATAGTTTTGTTTTTCCTCCAGGATATCTTAAGGGAGAATGAGTTATGGGCATAGTACCACCTACTTTCTACTCTTATAAGGATATCAAATATAATTATTCTTGGCCAGCCTTATATTGAATTAAAGGCAAAGATTTTTTTTCATATAGGTTATTTAGAGACTTTACAAAATTAGTTCTAAAATTTACAAAATTTTCATCTCTAGAATGCCTATTAATAAAAAAAGTTATATATGTATCAAAGTTTTTATCTGAAGCTGCCCATTTTTTATAATTTTTTGCAGGAGATTTTTGTAAATCAACTATTGTAAAAGACTGAATATTATAATCTGAAAAGTCAGATATAAAAGAATCTCTTTCTTTGTTATATTTAACAAAGAAATGGTCACTTCCTTTTAAAGAATAAATAAAGAAAACGATAGCTTTTTCTATACATAAGTCTTCAATGGATGGTAATTTTAGGACATTTAAATTATCTTTATATTTGTCTATATTAACATCTGGATCTAAAACAAAAATGGTGTCTGTGAAAAGCTTCTTTCCATTATCTATTAACAAAAAAATATTTTTATAACTCATACCATCATTAGTTTCATTTGATGTTAATCCTGTTAAAAAATCAACTTTATTTATGATATCACGAGTTTTTATTATACGCTTTAAGTAAGTTATAGCTAATTTATCTTCCATTATTATAACGGGTTTAAATAGAATGTTGTTTTCTTCGCTATCACGGAAAGTAAGTTCTTTATAGGCATCTGAATAAGTTGGATTTAGTATAATATTATAATTATTATCATCTACAAATTGAGTGCTGATGATATTCAAAACTATATCGTCACAGTTTTTCTTTTTTTGCATTTCGATTATACATTGAATAAGATATAGTGAGTGAGAAGTTAGAACTACTTGTACTTTATTTTTAGCGCTCCAAGTATATAAATATTCAATAAGTTTTTTTTGGGCAATTGGATGAAGACCAGCTTCTATTTCATCAATACACAATATTCCATTAAGACAATCCTTTCCAAGAGAATTCTTCTCGAACGCAAATAATTTACTTAATATATGACCTAAATTGTCTTCACCAGAGGATATAGAGGCATAATCATAATATGTTTCAGTAGGACCAAAAGTAGTTTTTATAGATTTATCCTCAACTAATACAGGATTATTAAAAGTTTGTTTTTGCAGAATTTTGTAATATCCTCGATCAATAAATTTTTTATATTCTTCAGTTAAAATTTCTTGCAAAGGCTTAGAATTAGTATCAACAATTGGATATAATCTTTTAAAGTTTAAATAGCTGGTATTAAGAGAAAAATTCCCCAATCCTTTTTCATTTGATTTACCAACAGTTATACGGTGTCTTGTATTATCAGAACTTGGATAAACACGAATTGGAGTTTCAAAATCATTTCCATCTATATCTTTAGCATTTAAGTAGTAAATATATTGTTTATTGTCTTTTTCTAAACTTAGGTTAAAAACTTCTTTTAATGTAGTTTTAAGTTGTTTACCAAAAATATCTTTAGCATCACTAGGACTGCTAAATGGATGAGCAATTAATCCTAATAATGTAGATTTCATAGTACCGTTTTTACCAGATATGACTGTTAGATTATTTCCTAAAGTAATTTCTTTATTTTTTAAACTTCTAAAATTACTTATTTTTATGCTATTAATTTTCTTGAATTTTATATCTTTATTGTCTTGGATATTATTTTTATCCATATTAATCCCCCTTTGTCATGATAACAATAATCTTAAGGCCTCCTTACAATTCTTAAATAGTAATTTAGTATATTAATTTTCTTTTCAATTTCGGATGGATTATTAGTAAAATGATAGAAAGATAAAAGAAATAATCTTAGAATTGTACCAATAAATAAAAGCTTTAATATGAAAATAATAGAATCAGGATACATTCCTTCATTGGGCCATTCTGGTATTAATTTTGTAGTAGTAGCTCCTGTTAGAAATAAAAGTGTAGAAGATGTATGAGTTTTATAATTATTAGATATATCTTCAAGAATTTCTTTTAGTAGTATTATTTTACATTGCGGATATTTCGAAAGTTCTCTAAAATATGAAACATTGCTATATATTGTTGCTGGATACTTTTTGATTTGCAGATCAAGAAATTTATTGATTTTCTTACATTGGAGATTATGGTCATATGAGGTTGAAATTTTATCATTTATTTCATTTTTAATTATTTTTTTTGTTATAAAAATAATAATAAAACTAAATGAAATTAGAATTAATATACTTAAATTAAAATCTAATAAAAAAGGTGAGTGTTTCATGATTAAAGCTAGTATGTAAGAGAAAATAGCAATTATAATAATAATTTTATAGTTTTTTCTTATATAAATAAAATTCATCTTTTTTATTGAACTGAGTATATTAAATAGAACACCAAATGTAGCACCTAAATATAAAGATAATACAATAAAATATATGCTTAAAAAAAAGTAATTATTTATTAATAGCTCTATATTTTCGTTTATAAAGTTAGACATATATTTATTCCTCGATTTTAGAATTTAGACAGACTTTAATCGTTTGCACGTTATTTAAATCTGTTTTCAAGTAAACTCATTAATTTCCATATAGCATCCACCCCCCTGGATAATATACTTATATCAAAGTTAATTAATATATTTTTTAATTTTTTTTAAAACCCAACTTAGCTATTATTAGAATAGCTATCTATACTTAAAATATGAATCTAACCAAGAGCAACGTCTAGAACCATCATGATAGTAAATCCAATCATACAACCTATTGTGGCTATATCAGTTTTTGAGCCACCTTCTTCACGTTGGGCTTCTGGAATAAGTTCTTCAATAACAACATAAATCATAGCTCCAGCTGCAAATGCTAGCGCATAAGGCAAAATAGGCTGCATCTTCACGACAGCAAAGGCTCCGATTACACCTGCAATAGGCTCAACTATCCCAGATGCTTGACCATATAAGAATGATTTTGTTCTGCTAAAACCTTCTCTTCTAAGCGGTATTGAAACAGCAGCTCCTTCAGGAAAGTTCTGTAAACCTATACCAATTGCAAGAGCTATAGCTCCAGCTAGTGAAGCTGAACTGCCAGTTCCTGCAGCTACGGCTCCAAATGCAACTCCAACAGCAAGTCCTTCTGGAATATTATGAAGGGTAATTGCTAAAACTAACAATACACTTCTTTGCCAATTTGTTTTAACACCTTCAGCTTGTGAAGTTTCTAATCCCATATGTAGATGGGGTAATAATTTATCAACTAAATATAAAAATGCTCCTCCGCCTAAAAATCCAATTGCAGCAGTAAGAAATGCTATTTGTCCGAGTTCTTCAGCCATAGTTATTGCAGGAGAAAGTAATGACCAAAAGCTTGCTGCTATCATAACCCCAGCAGCAAATCCAAGCATTCCATTAAGAATAGTTTTATTTATTGATTTAAAAAAGAAAACAAGTGATGCGCCAAGAGCTGTAACACCCCAAGTGAATAGAGTTCCTATGAGGGCTTGTTCAACTGGACCGAATTTTTCAAAGAAAAGTATCAATTGATTTCCTCCTAGTAGTATATTTATATAGATGAATACTCGCTGTTGAGTCTAAAAATAAATTTTTAGTGACATTGGAGATATTTTTATTATGTTTGCTTATTATATAAGTTGACTAGCTCTATTGATTAAATTATCAGCCAAATTATAAATATCATCCACTGATGAAATTTGATATTTTATATTTTGCTTGTCATTATCAGGAATTATGATAAATTTCACATTTTCTTTTAAGAATACTCTACATACCCATTTAGTAACTTTTCCATCGATTAATATTGCGAAATAAGAAAGAGTATCTTTAAATTGGACTCTTTGTACATCTATAGAATTTCTTAAGATTGATTTTACTATATAGAAAGATTCTAATTCTTCTTCTGTAGTAAGTATTTGATCGTAATCATCGATATTCTCAGGAATATTTTCTACTTCAAAATCTTCACTAATTATTTTTGTTTGATTTTCATCTTTATTTAGGGCGCTTTGAATTCTATCATTTACTAGTTCATTTATATATGAGTTTAAAGATTTTTTTACTAAAGGAGTATATCTATCAACCACATTTTGAGTTTTAACTCCTTCGTATACCCCAGAATTCAAAACAAAACGAACAAAATCCTCTGATGGATTACTAAATTCATTTTTTAATATATTTCTTATTAATCCAAGGTATTTTAATTCTGAAGCTGTATCCATAATCCTTTCCACGCTAAAGTTTTCTTTATGAAATTTTTTCAATTCGACTATGTGAGAATCTTTTAAATCAAGCATATTTAACTCAAAAAAAGGATTTTCATCCATTATATTTTGTTGATCTAAATCTGTATAAAATCTATATATAATTCCATTTGTTAATATGGCAAATTTAGCTTTTGTAGTTCCAAAATATCTAAACAGTTGAGAATCATGTTTGGTTAAAATGTCATTAACAGATTTTGCTTCAATAAGTAATACTGGCTCTCCATTATTATCCAAAATTGCATAGTCAACTTTTTCTCCCTTTTTTATACCAACATCTGCTACATATTCTGGGGTAAATTCTTGAGGATTGAAGACATCGTAACCTAGAATTTGAAAGAAAGGCATAATAAGTGATGTTTTAGTAGCTTCCTCAGTTAGAATATTATTCTTTATTGCGTTAGTCCTGTCAGCAAAACTTTTAATACTTTCTTCGAATCCCATATAAATCTCCTCCTATTATTTTTATATAAAATAAACAATTAATAAACTATTCAGATAATTTTTCTATCGTACATATGTTAGGCAAAGTAGTAAGTAATATTGCTTTCTTGTCATCTAAGTCAATGTAATCGAACTTATGAGATAGAAACTTAAGTCTAGCCAGTAGAAACTCATGGGGAACCTCAAGCTCCTGAGTCACACCATCAATCTGCCTATTGTGCATTTTTAAGAAAGCTTCTTTTAGTCTGTCGATAGGAAGTAAAAACTCAGTGGCCCATTTTAAAGCCGTTATTTCTGATTTATCCAGCTGCAATCTTCTAGTATAAGAGTTAAACATAACCCTAGAGTCTCCAACACTAGTGAAATGATGGCCAAGTTCTTCAGCTAAAACTATTTTAAATTTCATGGAGTCATTTTCTAATTTTTTATTTATTACAATTATTGGATAGCTAGATTCAGATTTTAAATACATTCCATCTATATGATTAGGAAGGGAATCTAAAATCTCTAGCTTGATATTTTCTTCTTCAATTAGTTGATATAATTTTTCTAATTGTCCCATAATACACCTTATCTTTAGGTAAATTACCTAATATATGTTTAAAAAAAATAACATTAAGCTATTTTTCTTTTCTATGCTTCTCTAACAAATTTTTAGCAAGATTAGATATTAATTCTCTATCTTCTTCAGGAAGCTCTTTATACCCATCTGTTTTAGAAAGCCAAAGGTCTATATCTTCATCTGTTTTTTCGGGAGCTTCTTTGTATGGGTTTTTTATGTCGGAGTTACCTAAGAGAAAGTCCAGTCCGACCTGAAAAAACTCTGCCCATTTTTGCAGTACTTCTACCTCAGGTATTCGCTTATTATTTTCATACTGAGATATAGCGGATTTTCCAAATTTATAATGATATTGTTTGTTGAATAAATCTACAAGTTCTTGTTGAGTTAATCCTTTTTCTTCTCTAAGCGCTTTAAATATATTTCCAAATTTATTCATATTCTACACCTCTAGCTTAATTATATTTCTTATTCACATAAAAAGAACAATAGTTCACAAAAAAGGAAACTTTTTTCAAAAAAAAGGTTGTAAGTTTTGTTTGCGTGTACTATAATTAGTTAACAAGAACGAAACAAGAGAGGAGGAACTTAAGAAATGCCAGTACAATCTAAGTTAAAAGGACTAATAGCAGAGTTTGGGTTATCACAGAAGCAATTGGCTAAACATCTTGGAATTACACTAAGAACTTTCAATGATAAAATTAATGGTAAAACAGATTTTTCGTTAAAAGAAGCTAGAATTGTTAGCTCTTATTTTGGGAAAACAATTGAAGAAATTTTTTTAGAGTCTGAGTTAACTCAAACGAAACAAAATTAAAAATTAGAGAGGAGCTTTGAAAATGAATTTACAAGTGTTAAACAAAAGAGAGCTATTAGGAAAACAGTTCGTAATTTATGGAGATTTAGAAAATCCATTATTTTTAGCTAGAGATGTTGCTGAATGGATTGATTATGATTTATCTAGTGTTAACAAACTAGTTAGTCAAGTTGATGATGATGAAAAGGTACGGAAGAATGTTCCGACCCTTGGTGGAAATCAAGAAATGTGGCTTTTATCTGAAGACGGATTATATGAAGTATTAATGCAAAGTAGAAAACCTATAGCGAAGGAGTTCAAAAAGAAGGTAAAGGAAATACTTAAAGACATTAGAAGCAAAGGAATGTATGCAACTGATGAACTTCTAGATAATCCTGATTTACTCATAAAAGTTGCTACTCAACTAAAGGAAGAAAGAGCAGCAAGGAAAGAACTTGAAACAGAAGTAAAAAAACAAGGTCAGATAATAGGGGAGCTTAGACCAAAAGCTGATTATGTAGACAGAATTCTAAAATCTAAAAGCCTACTTAATATAGGGCAAATTGCAAAAGATTATGGATTATCTGGACAAGCATTAAACAAGATACTTCACAATCTAAAGGTTCAATACAAACAAGGCAACCAATGGCTATTATATTCAAAATATCAAAGCAAAGGATATACACATTCAGAATCAATAGATATTCAGCTATCAGACGGTTCTACTAAAGTTGAACTTAGAACTAAATGGACTCAAAAGGGAAGACTGTTTTTATATGAATTGCTAAAAGATAATGGATATTTGCCAATGATAGAGAGAAATTAGGAGGGGTGTAAATGATTTACACAAAAATAACCACATGCCAAGGTTATGTAATTGAAATACCGCTAGATGAAGGTATCTTCTCAAATTGTAATCAATGTTGTAAAGAAATGGAGCTAGATGGCGAAGATATGTACCACATATTAGAAGAAGGAGATTTAGCTACAACAAAGATTCTTTGTGGTGATTGCACAGCTAAGAAATTTAAATAGGAGGGAAAGAAAATGATTGTAGTCAATACAACACAAAAAAACGCAGATAAATTTAACGAAAATCCTAAGAATTTTTTATTAGCTGAAGCTATGAAAATATTCACGGAATCAAATGATGAAAATACAAAGTTACAAGCTTTAGAACTGATTTGCAAGGTTGAGAGAACCTACTAATTAGGAGGTCGAAAATGGAAAATAGTCTTTTAATTTTTATGTTAAAAAGCATTGCATTTATTAGCTTCATCATTTTTATATGGTTCATAAATTTTCTTATTTTCAAAAAATTAAGAAGCAAATGCTTAAAGCTAGGTCATTTTTTTAATCAGAAATTGAAAAATAGGAATAAATAAACCAATAAAAGTAAGTGAAGTAACTACAACCGTGAATTGTTCAAAAGATAGTTCGCTTAAGCAAGCAATGATAAAAGCAGTAGGTAATAGTAAAAAAGCTAATGTGATTTCTATTTTATTCATTTGATCTGGCAATTTTAAAAAATAAGCAAAAATCAAATCACAAATAAGAAAAATAATGTACAAAGCTAGGCATGAATATAGGTATGTCAAACTTAAATCTAGAAAATTGATTTTTAAAATTAACGATAATGTAGATTCTGGCTTAATGATTCCAATTATAAAAATTTTTAAAACTGAAAAAGATGCTATTAACCCTGCAGAAATCAAGATGCTTGCAATAATTTTTTTAAAAATAAATTTAATAAATCTAATCATGAAATCTCCTCCTGAAAATTATTATAACTCAGTTGGGAATTTAAATTCTATAGAAAAAGAGGCAAAAATTATGGAAAAATTTATGAGCAGAAAAAGACTGGAATATTTAATGACAACATTCCTGGCTTTGTCTAATGAAATAAGCAATTTTTCTCCAACAAGTGCTGAGCTAGTTGAGAAATATAAAGAGTTTGATGAAAGCTTTAACAAAATTATTGATGAAGAAACTAAATATCTAAATAGTGTTTTATAACATTTTCTTAAAAAAATTATGAGGAAAGGAGATTGCTTATGTCAATTGAGGAAATGATTGAGCAAACGATAAAAAGCGTGCTTGCTGAAACTATTACTGAGGCTTTAGAGGAGATTGTTCCCAAGTCAAATGTAAAAGAGGTTATGAGTGTAAAAGATTTGGCTGAATATCTCAATATGTCTGAGGGCTATATAAGACAGGAAAAAATGAATATTCCTCATTTTTATTTAGGAACTAGGTTGCTTTTCAATAAAGAAGACATTGATAAATGGAGGTTAAGCAAATCAAATAGAAATGGAATGAGGAAAAGATTGTCAGTTGTATAAAAAAGAGCATTGGAGATTTTGAGGGATTCGCCAATGCCGAGGAAGGGGTAAAAGATGTTTTTTTACGATAAGGTTGATTGGATGGGAGTAGCTGACTTTCTATCGGCTATGTTTGGGAATGGAGGAATAATAATAGCTGTGTTCTTAAGACTTATATCCATATGGATATTATCTCCGATTATTTTTTCTCTTATTTATTTAGTACCGATTGTTGTTCTTATATTAATTATAACAAAATTGAAAGGAGTTATTAATGCGAAGAGATTTCATAAATTTCTATCAGGTAGCCAGAAATAACGCAGGTTTAACACAAGAATATGCAAGTGAATTGCTACACATAAGTATTAGGACATTATCTGATTACGAGAATAACAAATATAAGGTCCCGGATGAAATCGTAGTAGCTATGACAGAAAAATACAATGCATCATGGTTGCCTCTAATGCATCTTAAAAATATTTCTCCTGGTGTAAATCTAGAGGAGCTATGTCTTAAGGAGCTATCCGGGAGCACAATATCATTTCAAAGTTCACTTGGACACATCCAAGATGTGCTGAGGCATTTAATAGATGTAGTTTCAGATGAAGTAATAGATGAAAAAGAAGTTTACACTGTAAAAATTATACAAGAAAAATTATTTGATTTATTAATTGCAACACTAAACCTTATAGTTTCTCTACAAGAAAAAAGCCCATCGCGAGCTGGCACTCACAAAAGGGCTTAAGAAAATATTCTAAAAATATTATACCATAGGAGGTCCAAAATGATAATAGGTATTGAGAAGTTATCTAAAGAGCAAAAAGATTTGATGTTTAGAACAAATGAGCTGCACACTAAATGCGTAGGAAATGACTACAAGGACGGAATGAAAATCACTAAAGTTTGGTTAGACGAAAATAATACAGTATGTGTAAAGCTAAGAAATGGGGAATGGTACCACTACTATGAAAATGATACTTGGGCCTAGGAATTGGGATAGGAGTATTGAATTATGGATAACTGGAATGAATTCATAAAAACAATATCAAAGCTGCAAGGAGTTAATTCTATAACTTTTAATGAAATTACAAAGCCTTTGATAAAAATGAAATTAAAAGATTTCTTAGAAATATATAAAGAGTTTTCAGTTGTTAAAATTCCAAACGATAGTGTTTGCAAATTATATGTAGAAAATTTTGGCGTTATTATAGAAACTTTTGCTACATTTAATGATTTGAAAGAATTATAAGAAATCATGGAGGTACTTTATGAACCAAAATCTTGATGAAATGTATAACCAATATTGCTTAGACAATTACAAGAAAATAAATGGATACGATTACTTTGATGATTCATATGAAGATGATACAGAAGATGAAGGAGATGATGAGTAATGATAGCTAAGGTACTAATTCAAACCCTAGATTTAAATTATGAGCAGTGGCTTGAATATAGAAAAAAGGGAATAGGCGGTAGTGATGCTGCAGCCATAGCAGGGCTTAGTCCTTTTAAAAGTGCTATTTCAGTCTTTATTGATAAGACTGAGCCTAAGAGCGAACCTATAGACTCAGAAAGAATGAGAATAGGAAGGGATTTAGAAGACTATGTAGCTAAAAGATTTGAAGAAATGCTAGGTAAGAAAGTAAGAAAAAGAAATGCTATACTTCAGCATCCAGAACATGAATGGATGCTTGCAAATGTAGATAGATTAGTAGTAGGTGAAAGCGCTGGACTTGAGTGCAAAGTTACTAATTCATATGCTAAAAAGCAGTGGGAAGAAAGTATTCCACCAATGTATGAATTGCAATGCCATCATTATATGGCTGTTACTGGACTAGATAAATGGTATATTGCAGCACTGATTGGAAATGAAGCAGTTTCTATACATGAAATTAAAAGAGATGAAGAGATTATAAATTATCTCATAAATATAGAAAAAGATTTCTATGAGAATCATATATTGAAAAATGAGATGCCAGCTCCTGATGGATCAAGTGATGCTTCTGATTTAATAAAAATGATGTACCCAGATAGTGATGCAAGTGAGACTGTTGTGATAGACAAAAATGAATATATAGAAATGGTTAACAGATATGACCAAATAAATGAGCTTATTAAGACTTTAGAAAAAGAACAGGAGCTTATTAAGCAAGACATTCAAATGCAAATGAAAGAAGCAGAAAAAGCAATTATATCTGATAGGACAGTAATTTGGAAAACAGTTGAATCAAATAGATTAGATTCTAAGAAGTTAAAAGCTGAACTACCTAACATATATGAAAAATACACTAATAAATCTTCAAGTAGAAGATTTCAAATTAAATAAATGGAGGATGATAATATGTCAAATTTAAAAAATGAACTTGCAAAGAAAGCAAATAATAGCGTGACTGATGGTAATAAAGAACCTCAGACAATTAAAGATTGGATTAAGGTTATGGAACCAGCTATTAAAAAGGCTCTTCCAAGTGTAATTACTCCAGAAAGATTTACAAGAATGGCCCTAACTGCAATATCGGTTAACCCAAAACTAGCTGAGTGCACTCCTAAAAGCTTTATGGGTTCTCTTATGAATGCAGCCCAGTTAGGCCTTGAACCAAATACACCACTTGGACAAGCATATTTAATTCCTTATAAGAATAAAGGGAATATGGAAGTACAGTTTCAGATAGGTTACAAAGGCCTTATAGAGCTTGCATATAGAAGTGGTGAGTTTGCAAATATTTATGCTAAAGAAGTATTTGAAAATGATGAGTTTGAATATGAATTTGGCCTTGAGCCAGTTCTTAAGCATAAGCCTGCTAGTGGTAATAGAGGAGAAGTAATAGCTTATTACGCAGTATTTAAGCTTACAAATGGAGGTTTTGGATTTGAGGTTATGTCTAAAGAGGATATAACAAATCATGCTAAAACATACTCTCAGGCATATAGTTCATCTTACAGTCCTTGGAGCAAGAATTTTGATGAAATGGCCAAGAAAACTGTCCTTAAGAAAGTTTTAAAGTATGCACCTATAAAGGTTGAGTTCGTGAAACAAATAGTTCAAGATAGCACAATTAAGACTGAAATCAATTCAGATATGACTGAAGTAGAGAGCCAAAATGTGTTTGAAGCTGAAGAAACTGATTATGAAGTTATAGATCAAGAAGAAACTAAATAAACTGACAGGGAGGGTTTATCCTCCCTTAAAAGGAGGTGAATACCCTGGAAGGATGGATTAGTTTACACAGAAGTATACAAGAACATTGGTTGTATCAAGAACGAAGAGTCTTTAGTAAATATGAAGCATGGATTGACATGATAATGATGGCCAGCCATAAAGATAATAGGTTTCTACTTGGCAAGGAATTGGTTGAAGTTAAAAGAGGCAGTTTTATTACATCTGAATTGAAACTCATGGATAGATGGAGATGGTCAAAAGCTAAAGTTAGAAACTTTTTAAATTTATTGGAAGAAGACAAAATGATTTTGAAAAAAAGTGACAAAAAAAAGACCACCTTAACAATAGTAAACTACAACGATTACCAAGATAGAGAAACCACACAGAGACCACAAAAAGACCATACGGAGACCACAAAAAGACCACAAAAAGACACAATCAATAATGTAAATAATGATAATAATGTAAATAATAAAGAGATAGAGTACTCTATGCAAAATATTATCGATGCATGGAATGATTTAAAACTAACTCAAATTAAATCAATTAAACCCAATACAAATAGATTTAAGTTATTAAATGTTAGGGTTAGAGAATATGGAGAATCCGAAGTTATTAAAGCAATAGAAACCATTAAACATTGTCCATTCCTTTTAGGACAAAGCCAAAGTGGTTGGATAATTACTTTTGATTGGTTTATTAAGCCTAATAATTTCTTAAAAGTTCTTGAAGGAACTTATATGAATAATGGAACTTCAGATAAAGCAAAGAATAAAAATAATCAAAATTTGCAGGGAGCATATAAATCAGTTAGTAACGATGACTTAGAGAACCTGCTTATAAATAAAAGAGTTAGGGCTAGGAGTGAGGATTCTATATGAGTAATTTAGATAAGGCACTTAGATATATAGACAAACTGTATTTTAAGAAGAATTTACCGCTAGATAAAGCAATTGAAGCAGGAAGAGCTTATTTATCAGCTATTAATAGATTAAATTAGGAGGGAATATTAATGGAAAACATATCAAATTATTCAGATTATAAAAAGAAAGTTAAAGATATAAATGTTAGAAGTGAGATTTTTAATAATATGCTTAATATATTTGATAATCACATCACTGAAAGCATAAGAGAAATTGAAGAAAGCAATTTTGAAGGCGCAGAGATAACTTTGAAATTGAAAATAGAAGTTGTTGAGCAAACCGAAGATGGAGACCAAAATACAGGAATGCCATCATATTATTATAAACAACCTGTATTTAACTATAATATAAATTCTACTCTTAAAAAGACTAATAAATCTGAGGGTATTTATAGCGAAAAATCAGAGCTTTGTTATCAAAATGGAAAATATGTTTTAGTACCAGTGAACGAGCTTCAAATCAGTATTTTTGATGAGGTGAAATAATGAATATAGTAATGCTTATTGGAAGACTAACAAGGGATCCTGAACTTAAGTACATTCCTTCATCAGGCAACGCTGTTACTAATTTTGATATAGCTGTTGACCGCTCATACCAGGGTAATGATGGAAATAAAAAGACTGATTTTTTTAAGATTCAGGTGTGGGGTAAAAAGGCTGAAAGCTGTGCTAACTATCTTGCTAAAGGAAGACTAGTAGCAGTTAAAGGCTCTATTCAAAATAGGAGCTACGAGACTACTGAAGGAGAAAAGAGATACATTACTGAGATAGTTGCTGAAAATGTACAGTTTCTAGAATGGGGAGATAAGAATAAGGCTCCTGAAACAAATAACACATATGAACCTGAGGGTTTAGATTCAGATGGATTTCGTGCTCTTGATGATGCTGATGTACCTTTTTAGATAAGGAGAAGAATATGGACCTTAATCAATTAGTTGTAAAACAGAAATATCTAGACGATGTTGTTGTTAAGAATTACAACAGTAATCACTCGGATAAGCTTGGATTTTATTTAGATCATAAAGATTTTATAACTCATAGACTTCTTGGGCTTGTAGTAGAACTTGCAGAAGTGTGTAATGAGCAGGATTTACACAAGTATTGGAAAAACAACAAAAAAGTCGGTGGTAATACCTTGGAAGAGTTAGCAGATGTTCTTCACTTTCTATTATCGATAACTCACACACTAGGATATTCAGGAGCTGACTTAGAAACAGCTTACCTAGAAAAGTTTCAAGAGAACCTCAGAAGGCAGGAAAACGGATACTAGGAGGATATCATGAACAGAACCGAGAAGAGAGATAAAACAAGAAACTGGTATAAGCAAATAAACAAAATGTCTCTAGGACAGTTTGAAATATTTCTTGAATCATTAGTACAGCAACATGTCGATGAGACTGAGGAACTTATCGAAGCTGCACTAAGAAAAGAATTTAAATTTGGTGATAAAAGAATTACTAAGCTAAGAGAAACTGCTCAGGCTATGTATGACAGTAAATCAGAGGTGAATACAAATGACTAAAGAAGAATTTGTTTCTAGAGTTTCACATATGCAGTACTTAAATAAACTAAATAAAAGAATGATTGAAAGAGAGATAGAACACTATACAAGAGAATCAAAGTGCACTAAGTTCACTCATAAATTCAAACATGCTAGGAGGAAATGAAATGATTAGTGTTAAGACTAAGAGCTTTGAATATAGAATCAGCAAGGTTTCAATCTTAGAAAATGGAAAGCCAGACTGCTTCGCACAAAGAAAAAGAGAAGATGGTAGCTGGGGCAAAGTGGAAAGTAATACTCTTAGAAGGTTACTAGCTGAATTAGCACTTAAGCAAAATAGAGGAGTGAGAAACATTGGCCATAAGAATGACAATGGAAGAATATCAAGATTATCTAAAAAGAAAAAAAGAGCCTGCTAATAAAACCGTTGCAGCGGAAAAGCAGACTCCAAATAAAAAAGGCGGGGGAGCAATCCCCCATAAACAAAATAACACAAAAAGCAAATATAGCAATAGAAAAGTAAATATAGATGGGATAACATTTGACAGCAAAAAAGAAGCTAATAGATACAAAGAGCTTAAAATTTTAGAAAATATAGGAAAAATTAGTAATCTTGTATTACAGCCTATATATGTACTTCAAGAAAGTTTTGAGTATAAAAGTAAAAAGATAAGAGCTATAAAATATATTGGAGACTTTGAATATGTAGATAGTAAGACAGGAAACAAGGTGCTAGAAGATACCAAGGGATTTAAGACAAAGGACTATCTTATTAAAGTTAAATTACTTAAAAATAAGTATCCAGACATAGACTTTAGAGAATTATAGGAGGTTATATGACACAGGAGATTCGCTGTAAGTCTTGTAACAAGCTATTAGGGAAAGTAAGTGTAAAAACTGATCATGGAGATTTTGATATTAATCTTAAATGTGCAAGGTGCAAGCATCAACAAACATACACAGTACAAATAAATAATGTAGAGGACCAAGAGTCCCAGGAGTAAATCTTCCTGGGATTTTTCTTTTTTGAGGGAGGGCTAGATATGAAGGCAGATTACTATAAAGGGACTGAGAAGATTCTATACAATTACAACTATCTCAAGGCTAATCTTGAGATTAAGTTAAAGGAGCTACATGAGATTCAATTAGATGATGGAGTAAGTGGTATAAACTATGAGGGAGTTTCTACCTGCAAAACCTATAAAATTTCACAGCCAGTTGAGGATATAGCTGTTTTAAATCTAGAAATGATAAATAGCATTACACAAAACATTAAAAAGCTTAAATCTAAAATAAATAGCATAGAAATGAGCTTATCATTACTTAGTGATGAAGAAAGAGAAATTATTCAGATGAAGTACTTTGACTCGATGAACTGGCCACAAATTTCTAATAAGGTTAATATGTCAGAGAGGCATGCTCAAAGAATAAAAAACAATGCTATAAACAAGATGAAAGTTGGGCTATTTGGAATAATTGCACTTGAAGAAGAAGTTCCTATAATAAAATCTATGTAGATGTCGGTTTTATGTCATTTACACGTGTCGGTTTTATGTCGCTTTTGTGTCGTACTTTTGAGCGGAATGAGAGATATAATAGTAAGTGGATATTTATATAAGATTTTAGAAGAATATAGTTTATTTATTCACAAAGTAGTTTCCTTCTGATATAGTTAAATTAAAAATCAGGAGGTAGAATGAGATATGAAATTTTTAAAAAAAATAAAAAATAACTTATTAAGTATTATGTTATTGTTTCAAGTGTTAATTTCTTTTGTAGTTACATTTTTTTTAAATATTATTAAGGCAAATATTACTACTGAATTATTTTGGTTAATTTCTGTTGGATTAATAATTATGTTTATAACATCATGTGTAATGGATTACATTTTTAGCATAGGATTTATTAATATAGAAAAAGATAAAAATTATAAAATGTTATTACAAATTTTTGACGATAATGAGATTAGGAATTATTTAAATGAATCTATGGAGATTAAAGAGGATAATAAATCATCTATCATGATGGATAAATGCAAAATATATGAGGAATATCTTAAAAAAAATTGTGAATATTATAAATCTGAAACAGTTTATCCAATACTAATATCTATAATTGCTGTTGTTATTGCCATTCCTGAGTATTCTGGAGACAACAGTATGCAAGTTGGATTAAGAACATTTTGTATATCGTTAATTGCTTATGCAGTTATGTTAATGAGAATGGCGAGAGATTATTGGGAAAATGAGTTAGTAAAGCATAAATTAAAAAGAATAAATAATATAAATCTGGATTATAATAAAAAAATATAAGTACTTAAAATATTAAGTGGATACTATTTGATTTAGAAGTAACCTTTCATAAATGGGAAAAAGCAAGTAATATTATAAAATTAAAATTTTAACAAAGAGTAGCTTTATAGCTGCTCTTTTATTTTGGATTTAAACTGGATACTGCGACAATACTTAACAGTATGTTCATACATAGCAGGGGTGGGAGCTAGAGTATAATGCACACAATAGAACAATTAGTTGATTCAATCAAATCAGGTAATGAGATAGCATTTTATAAGAGTATGGTATGGCTTCGTAAGAGAAAGCAAATACTTAAAAGAGATAACTATGAGTGTCAGCATTGTAAACTTAAAGGAATGTATTCCAAAGCGGAAACAGTTCATCACATAAAACATTTAAAAGATTATCCAGAACTAGCAATTGAGGACAATAATCTCATAAGTTTATGTAATGTTTGCCACAATATAGTTCATCCTGAAAAATTAAAAATAATAAAAAAAGAAATTGTAAGTGAAGAAAGATGGGAATAGCCCCCCAGTCCGAAAAATAGAATTTTTTCTAAAATCTCTGGGAACGGTAAGGGGTGTAGACTGTAGACATTTTTAGTAATATCGCATGATGGTAGGTAGGGAGGTGTTGAAATGGCAAGAAAAAAAGCACAAACTTGCAATAATGATGTCAAAGAAACTAAAGAAGAATGGTTACAAATTGAAGAAGATTTACTAAGACAGATTGAAGAAAAGGGGCTATTACAACAGCACTATCGTTCCCTCGTTGCAGACTATATAGCATTTTGGCAAACTAAGAATATGTTAATAGCTGATATTAGAGATAGAGGAGTTAGTGTTGTTTGGGATAATGGCGGAGGACAAACTGGAGTAAAGAAAAATGATTCAGTAGCTGAAGTTGTAAAGGTAAGTGGACAAATGTTAAAGATACTTCAAGAGCTTGGCCTTCGGGGAGCGGATGTGAAGCCAGTTGAAAAAGCAGTCAAGATATAGAAAACCTAATTTTCATCCATACATAAATATTTGGATGGAAAAAGTTGAAAGAGATAAAGTTCCAGCATGTGAAGAACAAAAGCTTCTCATGAAATTTCTAAGAAAAGAATTGTATAAGAAAAGCATAGTTATTGATAGTGAAGTAATTGAAGAAACAGTAGCTCTAATGGAAAGAAGATTTTATAAGCAACATGATTTTCAAAGGTTTATGACTGCATTAATTGTAGGAGTAAGGCATAAGAGAAATGACATGTTGCTATTTAATCAGATTTTCATTGAAGGTGGTAGAGGTTTTGGTAAGAATGGATATGTATCTGCTTTAACTACTGCACTTATCAGCGAAGTTAATGGAATAAAAAACTATAATGTTGATATAGTGGCCACAGCAGAAGACCAAGCGAAAACAAGTTTTGAAGATATATATACAATGATTGATGATAACGAAGAGATACAGCCAGCATTTAATTACACCAAAATCAAGATAACTCATAAGGGAACAAATTCAACTGTTAGGTATAGAACAAGTAATGCTAAAACTAAAGATGGATTAAGACCAGGATGCGTTATATTTGATGAAGTGCATGAGTACACAGATTATAAGAATATTAATGTGTACACATCAGCACTTGGAAAAACTAAAGACCCTAGAAGAATATACATCACTACAGATGGATATGTAAGAGATGCAGTTCTTGATGATCTAAAAAATAAATCTAAGCAAATACTTAATGGAGAGATGCCACATAATGGGTTTCTTCCCATCATTTTCAAGATGGATAATCTTGACCAAATAGAAAATAAAAAATTATGGCCCATGGCAAACCCAAGGCTTCCATATGCACCTGAATTAATGCATGAGATGGAAATTCAATTCAATGATATGTACACCAACGATGCAGTAAAAGAAGAATTTATAACTAAAAGAATGAATCTTGTGTATGTTTCAGCTGATAAAGTGGTAGCAGTTTGGGATGATATCAAAGCTGCTTGCAGGGACCCGTGGCCAGATATTATAGGATGTGAATGCCTTGGAGTATTAGACTATGCAGATATAAATGACTTTGCTTCTGTAGGATTATATTTTAAGTATGGAAATAAAAGACTATTCAAACAGCATAGTTTTATACATGAAAAAGCATTAAAACTTAAACATTACAATATAGATATTGATGAAGCAGTGAAAAAAGGATGGGCAACAATAGTTAGAGATACTCCTACAATACCAGGCGAATTGATAGCTAGTTGGTTTGTAAGGCAATCTCAAGTGTACAACATAAAGAAAGTAGTAGGCGACCGATACAGGATATCAGGCATTTCGCAAGATTTTGCAAATGCAGGAATACCTTTTGAGGGTCGCTTTTTTGGACCCAAAACACATATGATGATACATCCATTTGTAAATAAACTTTTCACAGAAAGACTTATACAACTAGAAGATGATAAGTTAATGCGTTGGTATATCAACAATGTAGGAGTAAGAACTAATGAAGTAGGCAACAAAGAATTTTATAAAATAGAGCCTAAAAGAAGAAAGACAGATGGAATGTTTGCTTTTCTTCATGGAGTTGCAGCAGATGATGATTTAGCAGATGCAACAACAGTACATGAGATTTATGAGCCAATGATTTTCTAGATAGGAGGTGAGGACATGGGAATATTTAATTCGGCGTGGGAATGGTTCACTAGACAGGTAGGAGCAGATGGAACTATAACTTTAGATGCTTGCATTGAAAAATTACAAGCAGAGGCTTATTTCAAGAGACTCGCTATGCAGTGTTGTATTAACTTGATAGCAGATACTATCTCACTTGCTGAGTTTCAAACTTATGTAGATAAGAAAAATAAAAAGGGAGATAACTACTACTTGTTTAATGTTGAACCTAATGTTAATAGGTCTGCTTCTGCGTTTTGGAGATATGTAATAAGGCGATTAGTTTTAGATAATGAATGCCTTATTATTATAAGGCCTGATGGACAAATGTATCCAGCTGAAAGCTTCACTAAGAAAACCTATGCATTTGTGGAGAACATTTACACTGACATAGTAGTAGATGGATTCAAGCTTAATACAAGTCTTAAAGAAAGTGAAGTAATACATCTGCAGCTTAATGATGAAAGAATAACGAGCATAGTTAATGGGGTTTTTGAAACTTATAGTGAGCTTATAGCTTACAGTAAGAAAACTTATAAGAGATCTAACGCAAGAAGAGGTATCTTAGAAATTCCAGCGAAGACTTCTGAAAGAGATATAGATAAACAGACAGAAGAAAAACTAATGAACGAAAGATTTAAAAGATTCTTTGATGCAGAAAATGGGGCAGTACTTCCACTTAGCAATGGCTACAAATACACAGACTTAGCAACACAAGGGTATAAGCAAGGCTCTGATAGTAGAGATATTAAAGCCTTGATAGACGATATGTTTTACTTTACAGCTATTGCTTTTAAAATCCCGCCATCATTATTTTTAGGGACTGGGGCTGATACATCTTCTGCAATGATTTCATATATTAATTTATGTATAAATCCACTTGCAGACCTTATAGCTAGTGAAGTTAACAGAAAGATGTATAGAAAAGATGCATATCTAGCTGGTAATTTCTTAAAAATAGATACAACCAGAATTAAGCTTACGGATATCAAAGACCTAGCCAATGCTATGGATATTCTGTTTAGAGCAGGTGTTCATACAATTAATGATAATAGAGAACTCATTGGAAAGGAAAAGTCAGCTGATGAAATAGCTGATGAAGTATTTGTTACAAAGAACTACATGAGAGCAGCAGATATTCAGAAAGGGGGTGAAAGTTAAATGCCAAGACCTAATATTCAAAAAATCAATCCTAAATGTGAAGCAGTAAAGACTGATGAAACAGCAAAGCTATACTTATACGGAAACATAACTAGGAATAGTTGGTGGGATGAAGAAGCCATAACATCTAGTTCAGTAAAAGAACAACTAGCTAATTTGTCAGATGTTAAAAAACTAGAAGTGCATATTAACTCAGGAGGTGGAGATGTCTTTGAGTCTATAGCAATCCTTAATTTATTAAAGCAACATCCAGCAAGTATAAATATCTATATTGATGGACTTGCAGCTTCTGGAGCTTCGGTTATAGCTATGGCTGGTGAAAATATCATAATGCCTAAAACAGCTATGATGATGATTCATAAAGCCTGGACATTCGCGATGGGAAATGCTGACGAACTGAGAAAAACAGCAGAAGATATGGACAAGATGGACTCAGCAGTACTTGAAGCTTACAAAGAAAAGTTTACTGGTGATGAAGAAGATTTGAAAACTCTAGTTAAAAATGAGACATGGCTTACTGCTCAAGAGTGTTTTGAGCTGGGATTATGCTCAGAGTTATTCGAAGAAGAAAAGCCAGAAGAAGACATCAAAACAGCTGACGAAATCAAAAACTCTATCTTAGAAAAGATGAGAGTAAATGCACAAGCAAGAAAAGTTGATAAAACAAATAACATACTAAACAAGTTTAAAAGGGAGGAAATATAAAATGCCAAGACCAATGATAAATCCAGATTTAAGTAATACTGATGAGGTACTAATAGGTTTAAAAAATGATTTTGTTGCAGCACTTGAAAGTGGAGATGCTGACAATGTAGCAGCTGCACAAGTAGCAATGGCCCATCATATTCAATTAGGAGTACTTGATCAAGCTAAAAGAGAAGCAGTAGAAGCTGCAAGAATGGAAGCCGCTGACCAACATGCAAGAGCAGCCAGAAATATGAATTATCTTACTGCAGATGAAAGAAAATATTACAATGCAGTAATTGAAGCTAACGGATTTGAGACTGCTGAAGTAGTTAGCCTTATGCCTGCAACTATAATTGATAGAGTGTTTGAAGATTTAAAGAAAAAACATCCACTTCTTGATAAGATTAATTTTGTAAACACTGGTGGAGTTACTCAGTGGATTACAAGAACTAATGATGCAGAGGCCGCTTGGTGGGGTCCTTTATGCGATACAATTAAGAAAAAACTTTCTGCAGCTTTCAAAATAGAAGACATGAATTTATACAAGCTTTCTGCATATATGCCTGTTTGCAAGTCTATGTTAGTTTTAGGACCTGAGTGGTTAGACACATATGTAAGAACAGTTTTAGGAGAATCAATTGCAATGGCTCTTGAGCTAGCAATTGTTAATGGTACTGGTAAAGACCAACCTATAGGAATGATGAAGAATTTAGCAGGAGCAGTAGTTGAAGGAGTTTATCCAGATAAAACTCCAGTTGCACTTACTGAGTTTACGCCAGCTTCTATAGGAACTGCTATCATGGCGCCTCTTACTAAAAATGGTACAAAGATAGTAGATGCTGCTGATGTAGTGTTTATTGTAAATCCATTAGATTACTGGTCTAAGATTTACCAAACTATTATGACTAAAAATTTAAATGGTCAATGGGTTTCAAACTTCCTTTTCCCAATGGAAAATATTATCCAGTCCGTTGCAGTACCACAAGGTAAGATGGTAACAGGAGAAGCACCTAACTATTTTATGGGAGTTGGAATGGCCCAAAAGATTGAGCATTCAGACGAATACAAATTCCTTGAAGACCAAAGAACTTATCTTACTAAGTTTTTAGGAAATGGTAAAGCTAAAGATAATGAGTCATTCACTGTATTTGATATTTCTGGAATGGCTCCTGCAGTTTAGGAGGATAAAATATGAAAGCTAGAGTTAAGATTGCCTTTCAAGATTTAAAAGAGAGAGCTTTTCGCAATGCGGGGAGCTCTTTTGAATTGACTCCTGAAAGGTTCAAAGAGATTAATAATGCTGGATATGGAGTTTTAGTTGAAGAAATAAAAGAAGAAAAAAAGTCTAGTGAAGTTAATAAAATAAGTATGGATGATCTAAAGAAAATGAGAAAAGATGATTTAATATCTCATGCAAATAGTTTAAAAATTAAAGTATCTGAAGAAGATACAAAAGCTGAAATTATAGAGAAAATATTAGGAGCGTGATAACATGCTCGAAGAGATAAAAGGCTATTTAAAGATAACATGGTCAGATGAAGATAGTTCTATATCTACAATGATAGATGCAGGTAAAGCTTATATTGATTCAGTAACAGGAACAACTATTGACTATGAGTCTGATAACCAAGCTAAATCTTTGTTATTTGATTACTGTAGATACAGATATAATATGGCCACAGAAGAATTTGAAAGCAATTTTTCTTCTGTTATATTAAATCTTCAGCTTAAATATGCTTGCAAGGATATGGAAGTGACGCCATGATAGATAAGAAAACAAGGGTTAAAGATGCTCAGATGGTTTATAACAAGAAGATAACTATTCAGAAAAAGACAACTGCGAGAAATGAAGAAGGTATATATATTGACACTTGGATGGACTATGTAAGCGTTTATGCTTATGCTAAGAAGCTATATGGAAAAGAATACTTTGCTGCTGCAGTAGTTAATGCTCAAGATTCACTGAAAGTCTATGTTAGATATATTTCTAAACTAGATAGCTCTAAGGTAGATATCTCTACTACTAATCTTAGGATGATATTTGAAAATCAAACTTATGATATTAAAAATATAGACGATATAGGGTTTGAAAATAGAACCATTGAGATATTAGTAGAAAGTCAAAGAGGTGATGCACTATAGAACTAATAAACATTGATGAATTAGTTGAAGAAATGCAGGCCATGATGGAAACAGTGGGTTATTATGTTGAAGGTATTGTTGAAACTGCATCTTTAGAGACAGCAAAAGAAACAGTTAAAAAATTGAAAGCTTCTAGTCCAAAGAACAATGGAAAGTATGCGAAAGCATGGACATTTACTCCAAGAAATAATGGGCTTTCTAAATCTTATGTGGTCCATGTTAAAGCTCCACATTATAGACTTACGCATTTATTAGAATATGGGCATGCTACTAGAAATGGTGGTAGAGTTCCAGCAAGACCACATATTGCTACAGCAGAAAAAGAAGCTATAGAAGAATTTACTAAAAAGGTGGTGCAAGGAATTGAAGAGTCTTAGTGATTTAATAACTATACTAGATGAAACAGGATATCCAGTAGCTTTTAGTAGCTTTTCATCAGAAGGTTCTACTCAAGCTCCAGCACTACCATATATTATTGTTATGGATCCTTCAAGTGACAATATGTTTGCTGATAACACTGTGTATGTTCAAATTGATGAATACAGAGTTGAACTTTATGCTGAGCATAAATCAACAGCTACAGAAAAAGTACTTGAAGATGTATTTAGGACACATGAAATACCATGGAATAAAGATTCTGATTATATTGAGTCTGAGAAAATGAATAGAACTTCATATTATATTGAGATATAGGAGGGTAAAATGAATAGAAATAAAGTTGAATTTGGTTTGAAGAATGTACTTGTAGCAGTAGGAACAGAGGGAGAAGGCGGAGTAGTAAATTATGCAGCTCCAGTTGCTATTCCAGGTGCAGTAACTCTAAAGGTTGATGAGAAGTCAGACATGTATCAATTCTTTGCTGATGATAGAGTGTACTACTCCGAAGCTCAATCAGAAGGAGCAGAGGGTACACTAGAAATGGCACTATTTCCTGATACTTTTAAAACCGATGTACTTGGCTTTATAAGAGATGCTGATGGTGGGCTAGCTGAGAAGTTAAACCCTACAACTAAACCTTTTGCTCTAATTTTTGAATGTGATGGAGATGCAAATAAAGCAAGACATGTTTATTTTAACTGTAAGGCAGGGAAAATAAGTGATGAATATAAGACTGCTGAAGGGAAAAAGAATGTGAAAACTCAAGTGCTTCCTATAACAGTTATGGGTGATGCTAATGGATACATTAAAGTTAGATATAATCAAGATGAAGCTGGATATGATAAGGTGCTTACAGCTGTACCAACTATTACCCCAGCACCAGTAGTGCCATAGAAAAGAGGGCTATATGGAAAAGACAATATTAATATCAGGCAAAGAAGTTAGATTGAAAAATACAGGTTCATTTGCGCTTAGATATAAAGAGCAGTTTGGAAAAAATCCAATTAGTGAAATAATGGGTATGATAGAAGTTTTTAAAGATATGGATATCGATTCAATAAGTCCTGAACTAGATTTAGGAGATCTAAAAAAAATAGATTTTGATGTTTTTTACAATGTTACTTGGACTATGGCCAAGACTGCCGATAAAAGCATAGTTTCTCCACTTGATTGGCTAGATGAATTTGACGAATTTCCAATTATAGATATTCTTCCAGAAGTAATGGATATGCTGATTCAAAGTTTTACATCTACAATTCAATCAAAAAAAAACATGAATCATCCAGCAATGAAGCGGTAAATATTGAAGACATAATGGTGGGGGCTTCTATAAGAGGAATGCCCCTACAGATGTTTGAAGATATTACAATAGGGCAGATAGTTGATTATTGTATAACTTATAATAATATGCAAGATGAAGAAAAGGATGAAGATAGTCCTAGAATAAGAAAAGCAACTCAAGAAGACTTTGATAGATTGTAAATATATGAAATTTTTGCCACTCATTAGAGTGGTTTTTTTATGTAAAAAGGTGGTGAGATTTTGGCAGGTAACATAAAAGGAGTAATTATAGAAATAGGCGGGAACACCACTAAACTTCAAACAGCGCTTAATGATGTGAATAAGAATACTAAAAATGTTCAAACAGAACTTAAGGCAGTAGAAAGACTTTTAAAATTTGACCCAGGAAATACAGAAGCATTAGCGCAGAAGCAAAAGCTTTTAGCGGAGCAAATAGAAAACACTAAGAGTAAATTAGATACTTTAAAAGATGCACAAGAGCAAGCAAAAAAACAACTTGCAGAAGGTAAAATTGGTGAAGAACAATATAGAGCTGTTGCAAGGGAAGTAGAATTTACAACAAAGCAACTAAAAGATTTAGAAGAAGAATTAAAATCCACTAATAATAAGTGGAAAGAGTTTGGCGATAAAGCAAATGAAGCTGGCGAGAAAATGAAAGGTGTCGGCGAAAAGATGAGTTTAGGCATAACTGCACCTATCATGGCAATAGGGGCAGGTGCTATGGTAGCTTTCAATGAAGTTGATGGGGCTCTAGACACAATTGTAACTAAGACTGGCGCAACTGGAGAAGCTATAGAAACTCTTAGTAGTTCTTTTGATAATGTGGCAGGAAATGGACCTTATGAAATTCAAGCAGTTGGAGATGCAATAGGTGAAGTAAATACTCAGTTTGGACTTCTAGGTCCTGAACTAGAACAAACTACTGAATTAATGTTAAGATTCTCTGCGATAAATGGCCAAGATGTAACATCATCTACAATAAGTAGTAAGCAAGCTATAGAAGCTTTTGGTTTAACTGCAGCAGATATTCCTACTGTGCTTGATGCAGTAACAAAGACTGCACAAAACACAGGAATAGCTACAGATAAACTATTTGATTCTATAATAAAGGGTGCTCCACAATTGAAAGCATTAGGGTTGGATTTTGCTACATCAGCAGCAGTAATGGGTAGATTTGAGCAAAAAGGTATAGATGGCGGAAAAGCTTTGTCCTATATGGCTAAAGCTCAGGTTACTTTTGCTAAGGATGGAAAAACACTGCAAGAAGGAATGGGAGGGTTAATTGAAACTCTAGGAACTACAAGCAGTGAAACAGAAAGGCTTACTTTAGCTTCTGAATATTTTGGAAGCAAGGGCGCTGCATTTATGCTTAATGCTATTGAACAAGGTGCATTATCATTAGGTGATTTCAAGAATGCAGCCACAGATGCTACTGGAGCAGTTAATTCAACTTTTGAAGGAACACTTGATCCAATAGATAACTACACTACTGCTATGAATAATTTGAAGTTAGTAGGAAATGATTTAGCTTCAATCATGCAAGAAGTTATGGCACCAGCATTAGTAACTATATCTGAAAAATTACAAGAGTTTGCTACATGGTTTAAAGATTTGCCTGGACCAGTAAAAGAAACTATGGTTGTTATCGCAGGACTTGCTGCTGCAATTGGTCCTTTGCTAATTATATTCGGAACAATAGCAAGTTCTATAACATCTATAATTACTGTGTTTGGTACATTAGGAACTACCTTTGCAACAATTGGTGCAGCAGTAGCTCCATTAGGTGCTGCAATAGGAGCAATATCTTTACCTGTAGTTGCAGTTGTAGCTGCAGTAGGAGTACTGATAGCAGCAGGAGTAGCTCTATATAAAAACTGGGACGAAGTTAAAGCTTTTGCTCTAAAGACTTGGGAAGATATTAAGACTACCATTTTAGGGATACTAGATAAAGTTAAAGCTGATTTTAATAAATTTGGTACAGATATATCTACTTTATGGACTAATACATGGAATAGTGTTAAAACATTTATTTCAGACACTCTAAGTAATATAAGAATATTTATTACAACATTTATTCAAGTTATAAAAGATAGCTGGAATATGTTTGGAGAAAATCTAAAAATTGTTACAACAGCAATGTGGGATGGAATAAAGAATACTTTTTCTGTAAAAATTGAAGAAGCAAAAGATCTTGTAAGAAGAGGACTAGATGCTATAGTAGGATTCTTTAGAAATTTAAAGATACCACAGTTTAAGATTCCATTACCGCATTTTAAAATTAATGGTTCTTTTAGTCTTAATCCTCCATCAGTTCCTAAACTTGGTGTGGACTGGTATGACAAAGGTGGAATTTTTACAGGACCTACTGTAATTGGAGTTGGAGAAAAGAGACCTGAATTTGTTGGTGCGCTTGATGATTTAAGAAAAATAGTGAGAGAAGAATCTAACGAAGGCCAAAAGATAGAAAACAATTTTAATATATCTTCTCTTATTGTTAGAGAAGAAGCTGATATTAAAAAAATAGCTAGAGAATTGTATGATATGCAGAAAAGAACAGGAAGGGGGCTTGGAATGGCATGATAGGATTTAGCTTTAATGGAGTACATTCAAATTTTTATGATCTGCATATTAAAACGATAGTACCACCAAAGCCACCCAAGCCTAGGTATAAAGAAGTTAAAGTAATTGGAAAAGATGGAACATACAAATTTCTTGATGGATATGAAGATATTCCTATACAGTTTGATGTATTGATTTTAGGAACAATAAGTGAAAGGCGAGAAAAAATTAGAAATATTGGAGCATGGCTACAAGGAGAACACAATCTAGTAATTGACTATGATAATTTGGTAGTCTACAAAGCATGCTTAGTAGATATGGTCACACAAAAATTTGATATAAATTTTGAGGTTTTGAGAATTACTTTTAGTGCTAGGTTGGTGGTTTAGTAATGAAAATATTAGACAATAATCTAAACTTTATAGTAAATCTTGACAATATACTTGATGCCAAAATAAAGCAAGGAATTAATAAGGAATACAATCTTGAATTTACAGCTATCTTAGATTCTACTGCTAAAAATTATATTAATCATAACTATATAGTAGAAGCAGATGAAAATTATTTTGATATTGTTACTTTTGAACAGTATAGAAATGATGCTGGTTTATTTGTAAAAGCTTATTGTGAACATATATCTTATAGATTAAATAAAGTGGAGTATGATAAGGATTACTTCACTGAGGATGGAACTCCAGAATATATACTTTCTAAAATATTAGAAGGTACTGGATTTATTGTTAGTACTGTAGATTTTAATCAAATCCAAACATTTTCAATTCAAGAAAAACTATCGTGTAGAGCTATTTTGCTTGAGTTTGCATCGTATATAGGTGCTGAAATTAAGTATGATAAATTCAACATTTCTTTATTACAGCGACTAGGAAGCATAACAGGCAAAGAATTTAAGATTGGAAAAGATATTATTGGAATAAGAAAATTTGTAGATGCTAGAGAAAATGTAAATGGAATTCCAAAGCTCGCATATGATATAGATGTTGTCGAGCTTAAAACATTACCTGAATTTGGGCAGTTTGAAGAGTTTGGTTTAGGAGATACAGTAAAAGTTATAGATCCTGATTTAGAAATAAATACTGAAGTTAGAATTATAAGTTATGAATATAATCCACTTGAAAAAATCAATTCAAAAGTTGAAATTCAAAATTTTTTTAGTACACTTGCTGATGATATTTTTAGAATACAAAGAGATACTCTTGCAAAAGGAAAATTATATCATGGAATTAGAATTAGTCCAGATATGGGATTCGAAGCAATTAGAAGTGACGAAAAAGCTAGAGCATGGTTTAATTCAGATACCTTAGCCATGCAATCTAAAGAAGATGGCCAGTGGAAAAATAAGCTCTGGTTTGACCCACTTGAAGGAGTTTATAAATTTGATGGTTTATTATCAGCAACTGCTATTGAAGCTATCTCTGCAGAAATAGACGTAGTAGTTTCTGAGACAGTGATAGTTAATAACCTATATGCAAGTAGAGGTAGAATTGCGGAGCTAACAGTAGACCACCTTTTAACAGGAGATTTTTTAAAAGGTGATGAAACTCTATTCTACATTGAGGCAGAAAAGCAATTTTTAAAATTCATGCAAGCTCAGCGAAATGATAGCCTTCCTATGGTTCAATACACAACTAGAGATGGAGCGCTTTTGTTCTGGACAGATGAATATCAAAAAGAAATGCATACAGCAGAAACAGATTATCCAGTAATGGTATATCAGTATGATGCTATTCCAGTTATGCAGATGCAGTTTGAAGAAATTACTGATTCTGTTGGCAATTTAAGAGTTCCTACAATAACATTAGGCAGAGGAGATGGAGTTACTCCAATGTCAAGCAAAGGTAGAATTTATAAAGATCGTAAAGGTATGGTAGTTGAGTACTTCAAAAGTAATTCTGGTGATAGGCTCGCAGTTACTATTACAGATGATGGAATTGAAGTTCCAGGAAACACAGGTCCTAAAGGCTTAAGAAATATAGCAGTAGGAGCAACACCACCGACTAGCCCACAGAATAACGATTTATGGATTGATACTACGGGAGGAGTGATGTCTTAATGCCAGAAAAGTTAATGCGATGGAATGGTAGTGAGTGGGTTGAAGTAACGAGTTTAGTAAGAAATGAAGTGACTACAGTGGTTGGATTACGAAAGAAGTTGGAAGATAATTTGGTTCCCATTACACCAGCAGATGTAGCATTATTTGTTGATATTGACTTTATTAGAAAGGATTTAAATGTCAATTATGATGTTCGTGTTTCGGGCTTAACGAAGCTGTAAAAAAAGGAGATAGATATATGGCTCTAGTTCAAAATAAATATAGTTTTTCTTATGCGCCGTTAGCAGGTGATTTAGCATATTCAAAGCAAAATAGAATACTACTGGAAATTGTTAACTTTTTAATAAATAATGGTTGCACAATGGTATATTCCTATTATCCAGCAGCTACAGATACTAGTTCTAACAGATACACATTTCATGTTAGAGGCAATATTTATATAAATATTTATTTTAGTGGTCCATCAACTTTAAGTCTTAATTCGGGTTTTGGTCCTTTAAATTCTAGTGGTAATATAAATGGATATATGAATAATGCGCGTTCTATTTCTCCATTACCTTCAAGTGGGGTTTTAGCAATGAATTATGTATCATCTAATAATTATAAAATATTTTTATTGAATGATTATTATGTATTTTCTTGTTGTTTGTTTAACAAAGGATGGGTTAATTGCGAATATCATAATAATAGATTTGTTTTGGAGTTAGATGGTTTGTATTTTTTTTGCTCAAAAGTAACAGTGGAAAATAGTTTTAGCATGACCGATATTAATGATAAACATTTATTGCTAAATCCAATATTTACTTTTAATAAGGTACCAAAGAATGCTAATGATTTTAAAATTGATGATGATATTATTTATGTGGGTGAGTGTTATGTATATCCAGCAAGTATGGGCACCTTGCAAGAAAATATTTTTTATCAGGCAAGTGATGGTACTAAATATTTTAATGGTGGTTTATTATCAAAAATATTAATAGTTGACTAAAAAGGAGAAACTAATGTTTACAGGATTATTACTAATAGGCTTAACGTACTTAATACTGACAGTAATTATGTTATTTTGGAATAGATGATAATCTAATTATTTAGTTAAAGGAGCACCTTTATACTGGAGGGAGAGCATGATAGAAGAAAAACTATGTACTGAAAAACATAAGAACATTGAAGATAAGTTTGAAAACCATCAAAAAAAATTAGACGAGCATTCAGATGAAATTGATGATATAAAAGAAACTATAGGAACTATAAAAGTAGATAATCGTGAGTTTAAAACTAAAATTACAGAATTATGCAAGCAGCTCACAGAACTAACAACTACTATTCGCTGGTTTATTGGATTAATAGTAGGCGGTTTTGTAGGTTTCTTTTTTTATATGGTCCAGCAAGGGGTGTTATAGATGTCACCAAGAAAATCTATATCAGAGCTTGAAGCAGAACTAAAAGCTGCAAAAGAAAAAGAGAAAATTAAAGTTAGAGAACGAAGATATGTTGAAGCTAGTAAGCTAACTCTCTTTATTATTGTAGGCATCGTAATAGGTGCTTTTTTTATTGCTTCTTTTTTGGCCATAATAACTGGAGATACCACTTCGGCCACAAAAAATCTAGAAATTTTGACGAATTGGGCACAAATAGTCCTCGTGGCTATAATTGCTAAAAGTGGTTTCGAAAATCTCTCTAAAGGCAAAATACGAAGTCGAATTATAGCAAATAAGATTAGAAATAATGAAAATGTTACTGAAGGAGCTGAAGATTTTAGAAATGGTGTATAGGAGGAAGAAATGATAAACAGGAACAAAATTCTTGAAGCAGCTTTAATGCTGAAAAGTAAAAACATTAAATATAAGCTTGGAGCTAAGGCAATGCCACCAACAATTCCGAAGGTATTAGATTGTTCAGGATTTGTAAGGTACTGCTATAAAATAGTAGGAGTTGATATACCAGATGGAACTTGGTATCAGTGGCATGCGAGTAATTCAATAAAAGTATCAGATTTGAAAATAGGAGATTTAGGATTTAAACATGATCCAGGAGTTGAAAGAGGAATAAATCATATAGGAATCTATGCTGGAGATGGGAAGTGGATTCATTGTAATGCTAGTAGAAACGGCATCACTTTAGAAAAAACAACTATATTTCCTTATGCACGAAGAATCAAAGGTGTAAGTTTTACTAATGTGAAACCAGAGGAGGATGAGGACATGGCCAGAAAACCTGTATCACAAAAAGAACTAGATTATGGGATAGATGCTATAAATAACCTTGCTAAATTAAAGATTATTAATAGTCCAGAGAGACATATTGCTGATTTAAAAGAATATCCTTGGGACTGGAAAATGTGGGTTATACAGAATAATATTGCGGAAAAGTGTGGGGGTACTAAATGAAAATAGACTGGAAAAGGAAGTTATCTAGCAGGAAGTTTTGGGCAGCTCTTATAGGTTTTATAACGGCCATTCTTGTAGCTATTAATTTTACTGAAGCTGAAATAGCTCAAATAACAGCTATAGTTTCAGCATTTGCTACTTTGATTATATATATTCTAACTGAGGGATATGTGGACGGAAAAAGAGAAGATAATATATAAAAAAAATAGCCTACTCCTTAAATGTAGTAGGCTATTTTTTTTGCTATTAATTTTATGTTAATATTATTCTAAATCACCTTTTAAAATCACAGGAAAATTTATGGTAAAAGATAAATCTCAATAGCCTCATCACATTTATCTTTTTTATTATTATATCTTACATTAAATTTTACTTTACACTTATGGATATTTTGACCATTCTTGATATTTTTATAATTACGTAATGGAGCAAAATAATCAACATCCTTCGCTTTTATAAAGGAGAATCCTTTGTTTATTGAGACATTTATAACTTCGCCTTGGTGCTCTTCCTTTTTAATAGCAGTTGTTTTTTTATTTACAGGAGGTTTAAAAGCTGGATTTTTAATAGAACAAAGATATTTTCTTAATGCTGGGTGTACAAGAATATTATACATATAACCTGTTAAGATTTCTTCTTCTCCTCTTGAAGCCCACCTTTGCACACCTTTACTAATATTTCCAATTACACCAATTCTAAATAAGTCATCTAATAATTCATCGGGTTTATTAAGTACATTAGGAATAGGGTTAAATAATTTTTTTGTATTTTCGACCTGTATTAGAAATTCTTCATAAGTGAATTCCTTATAATAACCGTAAAATATTTTTCTGATTGCTTTTAATTCTTCACTGTTATATTTTGCTTTTAATTCTTCAATAGTTTCCATCCAGCTATCTTTAGAATATTCAATTATAATATGAGAGAACAATTTATTATCAAAAGTTTCATCACTTGGCCTCATAGTTTTTGCTAAAGTTAAAATCCTAATAATATCTCTAGGTCTAAACCAAGTTAATCTTAAAATATACTGCTCCATATCCTGACCTTCAGTAGTAGATCCAAACCACTTATTCCATATTTTATCGCTAGTTACTTCGTGACTTCCTGCATTTTTTTCTGAAAGTCTAATTCTATTAATAAATAATTCTATAAGGGGATGTCGAGTGCCTACAGCACAAGCTTCATTCCAATATATGGGATATCCATAGCTAGATATATATTTATTTACTTCCTTTCCCGATGCATCAACTGATAACAATACCTCGCTTCTTACACTACAAATGATTTTTATATTTAAAGATTGTTTTTCAAAGAGCTGATTCATTCTATAAACAGAAATTATTAAGTCTCTGATTAAAATTTGATCTCTACGATAACTTTCTTCTGATTCGTAACTCAACTCTAATTCATCTACAAATATAAACATTTTTCTATTTAAAGGAATAATATCTGCTAATAGTCTATCGGCTGTACTAACTGCATCATTCAATTTAGATTTATTGGTTTGAATATCATCAAAATTAAACTCAAAACCTAGTTTAGCCCCTAAATTGCCATCAAAAATTGCTCCATTTATTTCTACAGTAGCTTTAGCCAAACTTTTCTGAATTTTTTTAAATTTAGTATCCGGAAAAGGGTTTGTTACAAACTTTTCATATGTGTCCCATGCAGGATTTCCTTCAAACAATAAATTATCTTTTCCATGGTTTGAAGAAATATTTTCAACAATATGGCGGTGAAGTAACCATTTCCATATAATCTCATAATCAGCATTACTATAATTTTCTAAAGAATTCACAAAATTCTTGTCAATTAAACGAATCATATTTTCTTTATCATATGTATTGAAATTACTTTTAAATAGTATAAAAGAGTTTAATGAATTTAATTCTTCTTCCGCCATAATACCAATATATCTAAGTAAAGCTGTTTTCCCAGTTCCTTTTAATCCAGTTATAAAGCAGTAATGTTTTTCCCAAAAGCTTTTAACATCCAAATTTTCAGGTATTATATAGGTTTCTATAAACCTTTCTTTAACTTCGGGTGTTGCTTTAATTAATTCATCTTTTGCATCCATCATACCTACATGCAGATCTTTCAT